ACACTATAGCTTGATGTTGAAACTAGCAGAGAGCGGTGAAATGTAATGCCAGATATCGACATTGATTTTTTAGATAGAAAGCTGGCACTTGATTGTATCAAGCATATTCCAGCGGCTATTAAAGATGTTAATGATACTTTTAAAAAGCACAATACCGGAGTGTATTGTCAATCTATTCCATATAATCCATTAACTGATACTGCTGGAATTGATTATAAGCTAGCTGATAGTCGCGGATACTTTAAGATAGATTTCTTAAATGTATCCGCATATCAAGGAGTTAGAGATGAAGCACATTTGGAAAGTCTTTTAAACACAGAGCCATTATGGGATCTGTTAGACCAAGATGAATTTACTTCCATGCTATTTCACGTAAATGGTCACGGCAGTATCCTGCGAGAAATGAAGCCGAGAAGTATTGCTCAGCTGGCAGCAGTATTGGCCATGATACGCCCGGCAAAACGATATCTAATTGGGAAAGATTGGAACACTGTGAACAGCGAAGTTTGGGCGAAACCGCTGGGCGATGAATACTTTTTTAAGAAGGCACACGCCGTTGCCTATGCTCATGTAATTGTAGTACAGATGAATCTAATCTGCGAAAGTCTTAATCTCGGCTCTTAGGAGTTCTAACTAATTGAATTGATTTACGTTTGATTCTTTTTTCAGCAATTTCGCTGAGATTAACAGTTGGCCCAAATATTACTTCGGCATCTTTGCTATTAAACGTTTTAATAGCATATCTAAACAGTTGCATTTCTTTCTTTAAGAAGATGTTTATTGGCATTTTTCTATTACTTTCCCACCACCAAACTTCACCCATTTCTAAAAAGATACGTTTTTCGTCTGCGGATCGAATAACGGAGATATCGTAGATACTGGCTACGTATTCATCAAAATTGATGATTATACCTACATATTCTACGTCGTTGGACTTAACGCAAGATATAAAGGGGTGATTTTCCTGGAAGGGTGTGTTAGATGTCATCTTTTTCAATAAATACTTATATGCAAAATTTACCAATCTATTTATACTCTAACACACTCGATGTAATACTAGATTTGGACACCACTGTTAGAGGAATCAATCAAGTTATGTATCAACGCGATCTAAAAATTCAAAAAGGTATAAAGAACCAAGTTCGCATTCAGTTTAAGAACAGCGACCAGAAAAGAATCAGTATTTCACCTACTCAAGTCTTTATGTTCTCTATGTTTGATGTTGCTACTCAGCGATTAGTCTTGGAAAAGCAGTTGCAGGTACTTGATGAAACTACTACCGTACGCGGACTTGCGCTATTGACTATTACAGAAAATGATACCATAGATTTAACGAGAACTAGCTATCAATACAGTGTCAAACTACGTGATACAGATGGTACATTTTTACCAACGTATACAAACACTTATTATGGTCAAGCTGGCACGTTGTTTTTAGATAATGATGTTAATCCTGTCTTACAACCTAGTCAAGAAGTTGTTTCTTTTCTAAAAAGTTATAATGCATCCACTTATAAGTACGAACACAAGAGCGGTAATGTCTATGCTTTCCCTGAGCAAAACGGTAATACAGCATTGCATACCATGGCTATGTATATGCAACGATTTCACGGCAAAGTTTATATACAAGCAACACTAGATAATACTCCAGCCAGTTTTGGCAGATACGTAACTGTTGCCACTAGAACCTATACTGGTTTCACTGGGGTTGACTATGTAAACTTCAACGGTATATTTTCGTATGTTAGAATTATGTATGTGCCCGACACTGCACCGGCTGAGTCTACTAATGACAATGCTAATTTCTTCGGATCATTTGACAAAGTTCTCTACAGATGTTAAACTATATGAATGAACGAAGTACAAGACGCCTTATCGGCGCTGCTGCCATCTAAAAGAAAAACAACTCCTAGCGGCTGGACAAGTTTCAACGGAGTATGCTGTCATCATAAAGGTGAAAAACCCGATGACAGACAACGTGGCGGAGTAATGTCTACTGCAACAGGTGGATTTACGTATCACTGCTTCAACTGCGGATTTAAGGCAGGCTGGAGCCCGGGTAAGCTATTAAGTAACAATACCAAATCATTATTTCGCTGGCTGGGCATGAGTGACTCAGATATAAGCCGCCTTGGCTTTTTAGTTCTCAAACTTAAAGATGACCAACCCGTGACCAAGCGGGCTATGACCTTTGAACTCAAGGAAGTAGCACTGCCCGAAGATTGTCTACCCATTGATACCTGGGTAGGTGAGGGCTGTCGAGATCCAGATCTATTGGCAGTAATTGACTATGTGGTTACAGATCGTAAGATGGGATGGGATTGGTACAATTGGCACTGGAGTGCAACCAATGGTTATCGAGATCGAGTTATATTACCATTCTATCACGACAAAAAAATAGTAGGATATACTGGACGCAAGATTAAACCAGGCAAGCCCAAGTACCTAACAGATGCACAACCGGGTTATGTGTTTAATCTAGATGCACAGACACATGATAGAACCTGTGTTATAGTAGTAGAAGGGCAGTTTGATGCTATATCCATAGATGGTGTAGCTATCATGCACAATGAACCTAATGAGACACAATGCGCTAGAATTAAAGCACTAGGGCGAGAAGTTATTGTGGTACCCGATAGAGATCAACCCGGCGCCAAACTGATCAAGTCGGCAATAGATAACGAGTGGAGTGCAAGTTTACCACCCTGGGAAGATGATATTAAGGATGTAGCAGACGCAATAAAAAGATATGGCAGATTGTATGTGCTAAGTACGATCCTGCATTATAAAGTCAGTGGTGAAATCAAATTAAATTTATTGAAGAAGAAATTAGAAGGAATAGTAGATGAGTAAAAAAGAAAATAAACCGAAACCGAATTACAGCTTTGAGATACAAAAATTATACATAGAGATGTTTCTTTCAGATGCTGAAACATTTGTACGCTGCCAAAATATTTTTGATCACTTAAACTTTGATCAACGATTGCAGGCCACTGCTGAATTTATTAACAAGTATGTTGATGAATATAAGGTCATGCCCGAATCAAATATTGTTAATGCACACTGCAAGACAGATTTTAATCCTGTTCCGTTACCTAGAGAAAACTACGAATGGTTAATGGATGAGTTTGAAAACTTTAGTCGTCATAAAGGACTAGAGCGAGCTATTATCGAATCTAGTGACTTGCTAGAAGCAGGAGACTACGGCCCGGTTGAGAAGCTGATCAAGGATGCTATTCAGATCAGTTTGAACAAGGACATGGGTACAGATTACTTTGAAGATCCCCGTGCTCGCCTTAGTGCGCTTAAAGATGGTAATGGACAAATTAGCACAGGCTGGCCTAGCATTGACCGCAAATTGTATGGTGGGTTTAATCGCGGTGAGTTGAACATTTTCTGTGCAGGTTCGGGTGGTGGTAAGAGTCTGTTCCTGGCTAACTTGGGCGTGAACTGGGCACAGCAAGGACTCAATGTATTGTACTTGACATTTGAGTTGAGTGAGAAATTAGTGGCTATGCGACTGGACAGTATGACCACAGGTATTCCGACTCGTGAGATTTTTAAGAGCATTGACGATGTGGAATTAAAGGTCAAAATGATGGGTAAAAAGTCGGGAAGCATACAAATTAAGTATATGCCCAGTGGTAAAAATTGTAACGATATTCGAGCCTATTTGAAGGAATATCAAGTTAAAAAAGGCGTGAAACCAGACGTTTTATTAATAGATTACCTGGATTTGATGATGCCTTTATCAGTGAAGGTAAGTCCTAGCGATCTGTTTGTTAAGGACAAATATGTGTCAGAAGAGATTCGTAACTTGGCCATGGAAACCCAATGCGTTACAGTAACAGCATCTCAGTTAAACCGTAGTGCAGTTGAAGAAATTGAGTTTGACCACAGTCATATTTCGGGCGGCTTGAGTAAGATTATGACAGCAGATAACGTGATCGGTATCTTTACCAGTCGTGCAATGAAGGAGCGTGGACGCTATCAAATCCAGTTTATGAAGACACGTAGTTCGAGCGGTGTTGGACAGAAGTGCGATCTAGAGTTTAACGTTGACACTCTGCGCATTAGTGATATCGATGAAGAAGGCGAACCTAGCTTTAATCAACAACGATCGCAAAATGGTAGCTCTATGATACATAACTTCAAGCGAACTAGTGTAGTTAGTACTGCTACAGACAGCGGTGGTGAGTCGCAGTCAACAGGCTGGGAGAGACCTACTCCCAAGGAGGGACGGAGTTTAGAAAAGCCAATGGCTAAAACTAACTCCGGCCCAATGATTAGAAATATGTTAAGCTCACTAAACCCAGAAAAGGATTAATAAAATGAATAATGAAATTATCAAACCAACACTAGATTATATGATCGGTGTTAATGTAGGTATCCGAGATGAAGTAAGAACCTTGCGAGATCTTTATCTAGATACTATTGTAAAACAAGAACAAGCAAATCACATTAATCCATTAAATCGCAGGGCACAGAAATGTTTCAGCCAGACTAACGAAGATGGCATCACACTGGAGATTCTGCGCAGAATCAATAGTCAGTCCACAGGTACCTACTTGGAATTTGGACCAGGCGACGGCATGGAAAATAACACATTAATTCTTGCAGCACTTGGATGGAGTGGCTCTTGGGTCGGTGGCCAGGATCTTGCATGGAACTATAAACCTTGCAGGAAAATGCTGTTCCAAAAAGAATGGATTAGTTTAGATACTATTCCGGGCTGTGTAGCAAGGGCACGAGAGCATTTAGGCGTTGATAATATTGATGTTGTTTCTCTGGATCTAGATGGCAACGACATTTACTTCGCAGCGGCCATTCTCAAGGAAAGTCTTAATCCTAAATTGTTTATAGTAGAATACAATGGAAAGTTTCCACCACCGGTTAAGTTTCAAATAGATTATAATC